AATCAATCCATCGAGGTCACGCAAGAAGTGGTGATTTCAACAACTCGTACAGCAGACGCCGGACTTATAAATATCGGTTATTTGGAGACGGGGAAAAGGGATATCATCCCGAATTGGAGATTCTATCACTGGATGGATAAAGAAATCGTGCCGAAATTTGAAAATTACACCTCCAATGTTGATCAATTCGTGTTCAAACTCAGCCAATTCAAAAAAGATATGATCACAGCTCAGGAAACACAATTCGTTGAGGATGAAGTGTACGTCGAAACGTTTCTCTTGCTCATGCAAAACAAAGCGAGGAATGCTAGACTTATGGCTGCTGGTTTAAAAACACCATTTCTAGATGATGTGTCACGTCTCAGATTCACGTGTGTAGTTCGGATAAAGATAATACTAGATCTACTCGACTCCTTTAAAGTTTTCTTAGACGCAAATATTGGTGAATATGAGAACAACGAGTATTATGTGCTATTGCTGATTTTCATAGATATTTTTAGACATGAATTGTTTAAATATACGAAAGATGTTACCGTAGCTGAAATATGCTATAGCTTACTCTGGAGTGTATTGCAGTTAATTGCTATGATGCTATGTTGTGTCTTTAATATCGAGTTCGATAAGAAAAATGCACTGTCCAATATCAGAACTTTCCGAGACGACTTAATTTCGAAGAGAAGAGCCAACTATGATTATCTAGTCCCTCGACCGCTTAGAGAGAATAACGACAATATATATCGAGGTCTCGATCGCGAAGGAGCTAGAGTTGTCAGAGACGCAAAAACGGTCACAAATTTGGCTATTCAGAAAACGCACGGATTTACAGTGAACGCAATGGAAAAAATAAAAGTAGCTTCCGAGAAAATATCACACCAAGCTGACGTCGGACGTATCAAGGCGAAACTATTTTTAGAGAGGAAAGCAGACGAATTGGCGGAATTTGGTGCTAACAAAATGACTGAGGTTAATTTAGCTGTCGATAAGAAACTTCAGGAAATCAAGCAACAATCAGTCGAAATAGATAACAAGGTTCGCAGCTGGAAGACGCGACTAGTCTGGGCGTTTAACGACAGAATAAAAAAGATTTCCGAGAAGTTAAGCTCTTTTACGTTTTTAAAGAAAAAAGACGAGTTACAACCGGAACCAGAGCAGGAAGAGATATTGGAAGACAAAACCCCCGTTAGACAAGAGTCGTCCCATAATTATCGAATGTCTGCGACGTTTAAATCAGTTTTCGTCATGATGACATTGGCGACTTTAGCACAGACTACATCGTGTAGAGTGGGTGGAGACGACTATGATGATTTAGAATATATAAAAGAGACACATTTTAAGCAAGAGTATTCAAAGAAATTCTTCCACTCTGCCGCGAATGCTTCAGTTCTGATCACTGATAAAGGGCGAGAAGCTGTTTGTACATGCAAACCCTATAGTTATCAAAAAATCTTGCAAATGGACACACCCCATCATTTCGGCAGTTGCGAGAAGAATCTAGAAGCATGTTTCAAGGCTAGAGCGTTTAACTCAGCCGTAGAGCCGGATTTGAATACGTGTTTAGAGTTCAAAAAATTCGTTCAAACTGTATGGTTCCCAAGAAATGAAAAGAAAATGGAGAATTTTATTTTTAACATTCTCACAGCAGATGATTTCTCAATGGAAACGTTCATTAATGACACAGCTAGAGAAAAAAGAACCAAGTACAGGAACGGTTTGTTGAATGTCACCGATCCAGCGCGCAGAATTGATTGGAGGTATCAATTTTTCGTGAAACCGAATGAATTACATTTCGACCTTCTGAAGAATGTGAGACCCAGGTTAATAGCTAATCCGTCAACGGAAGTTAAAGCCTTGGGAGCTTACTTAGCCAGGATCATGATCAAGGTTATGAAACACGTAGAACCAGGTTTTATCAGTGGATATTCACTGGACACCCTCAGTGACAAAATGGCTGAGTGTCTAAGCCAAGGAAAGTTCAGTGACGAAAACGTGTACTCCTATGACGGATCGTCCCACGACGCACACCAGAATTGGCCGGTCATGGACACTGTCGATGTCTTCTTGTTGAAATTCCTCCTCCCTAGGATACTGGCTAGAAGCGAATGTGTCGTACCCAAATTCCGATTACAGGAGATTTTAGACAATGCAACTAACTTGAAGAAACGTTTTTATACGAACACCGGAATGAAAGGATGGGTGTATGCGACAGTATTTTCTGGGGATCCATTCAGCACTACTCTGTTCAACACCACCAGATCTATTCTATATAACCGTTTCGCTGCTTGGAGGATACATCCGATAGTCGAACTGTTATCGTCCTTCTGGGCAGCCGGAGACGACATTTTGTGCTGGC